ATGATCACTATTACCAAAGGGCGACTGCTGACAATCAAGCAGTGGCGCGAAACATACGGACCGGGTAGCAACGTTGTACTGCCAGCAGAAGAAGCGGAAGAACTGGCACGAATTGCACTGGTATCGCTGGAAGCAGAGCCGGTGGCAAAGATTATAGCTCATTACCCATTAGGAGTTGACGTAGGCAAACAAAAGTTCGTACAGGCCATTGGAGAGCTTCCTGACTTTGGCGGATATCTATTTGCCGCCCCGCCAGCGCCGGTAGTGCCGGAAGAAGCAACTCCGGAAAACGTAGAAATGCTCTCTGGCTATGTTTCCACGTACAAATTAACCGATAGCGAGCGCGATATTGCTGCCGAAATATGGAACGCCTGCCGCACCGCCATGCTTCAGTCCGGAAACTTTCGGGAAAGCAAGAATTCGTCAACCAATAATTTTCGGGAAATCCCGGAAGCGTCAACCAGCTCTCCGGTAACTCCGGCTCTTCTGCCAGGTGGTTTCACCATTGAGGAGGCGAAGGAATTACATGAAGACCTGGTACGCAGCCACATAAGCAAGGCCTTAAGTGGCGAAAAGATGAAAAAGAAAGATCGCGATGCTGATTTGCGCTGGATTCATGGCGTTATAGTTCAGGCAGCGTGGCTTGTAAAAGCATCACTGGAGCAGAATGCACTATCGGGCAACTCTCCGGTAACTCCGGATGGTTGGATAAGCTGTAGTGAGCGAATGCCGGACGACAGGCAGGAGGTGAATCAATGAGCTGGCCTGATGCAATCGTAACTCTGGGGGTGGTATTCGCAGCAGCGTTTGTTGTGTTCTCGATTTGTCGATGGGGATAACCACATGTTCGCTTTGATTCAACGCGGTCAGATATACACGGACAGAGCTGGATACCCCGTGGTGATTACTCGCATCACTGAGCACTCAGTGTTCTTTCGACGGATGGACGGACGATCCGGGCGGGTACGCATTGGTGAGTTAAACTGCCTGTTCGAACATATTGACCACCAGGAGTACCGCAAAATTCTCGCGGACACTGAGCAGGAAAAGCACCTGAAAAAATTACGAGCCATAAAAAGGAAGTAAAGAATGAATAAAGCATTTGAACGATGGGTCCACCAGCGTTACGGCAATCGCTATGACCTGACGCGAGATGTTGACGGCTTCTACTGTCGTGAAGTTGTGAAGCGAATGTTTGAAGTGTGGTGCCACTGCCGTGGGCTGAGTGTTGTGTGAGGTAATACATGGGCAATGTGATTCAACTGGCTCCCAATGAATGGGTTTGTGAAAGCGTTCTTATCGCAATTACCGGGCTCAAACCAGGCACAATTCTTCGGGCCCGGAAAGAATGCTGGATGGTTGGAAGAGAGTATATTCACGTATCACCAGACGGTAATCCAAAGCCTTCCAGTGAATGTATGTATAACAGAAAAGCAATAGATGCCTGGGTCGCTTCAATGAAAAACAAACAACCTGGGTGATTTAATGCCATGAAGTATGTAAGCTCGTATCGCTCTTGGGCGTCTGGAGGTATCAATGGATAAAGTCAAATATCCAACAGGCGTCGAAAACCACGGCGGCACATTACGCATCTGGTTTAATTTTAAAGGTAAACGTGTCAGGGAAAATCTTGGTGTCCCTGACACTGCCAAGAACAGGAAGATCGCCGGGGAACTGCGGACATCGGTATGTTTTGCCATCCGCACAGGAAGCTTTGATTATGCTGCACAGTTCCCTGACTCCCCTAACCTTCAGGCTTTTGGGGTAAGTAAAAAAGAAATTACGGTGAAGGAACTTGAAGAAAAGTGGCTGGATCTGAAACGAATGGAGATCTCTGCAAATGCATTCAATCGCTATGAATCCGTTGCAAGAACGATGGTTCCGAAAATTGGAGGCAGCAGACTGGTGTCATCGGTAACTAAAGAGGAATTGCTGTATATCAGGAAAGATTTGCTGACCGGGTACCAGAATTCAACGAAAAACAAAGCAGCAGCAAAAGGACGGAGCGTCGTTACTGTAAATTATTACATGACGACAATCGCTGGAATGTTTCAGTTTGCTGCAGATCACGGTTACTTAGAAGCAAATCCCTTCCAGGGAATTAAGCCTCTTAAAAGAGCCAGGGCAGAGCCAGATCCGCTAACTCGTGACGAATTTATTCGCCTGATAGATGCTTGCCGACATCAGCAAACGAAAAACCTGTGGTCATTGGCTGTGTACACAGGAATGCGTCACGGTGAACTGGTCTCCCTGGCCTGGGAAGATATCGATCTGAAAGCAGGAACTATTACTATCAGGCGCAATTATACGAAACTCAGTGAGTTCACTCTACCTAAAACTGAAGCAAGTACAAACAGGGTTGTGCATCTTATCCAGCCCGCTATCAGTGTCCTGAAAAATCAGGCTGAAATGACAAGACTGGGTAAGCAGCACCACATCAAGGTTCAACTACGTGAATATGGGCGCTCAGTGAATCATGAATGTACTTTCGTATTTAACCCCCAGGTGGTTAGAAAAAGCAAACAGGTCGGTTTTATCTACAAGGTAGATTCTATTGGCGACTCATGGGAAACAGCCGTTAAGCGTGCGGGCATCAGGCACCGGAAAGCATACCAGTCACGACACACTTATGCGTGCTGGTCATTATCTGCCGGAGCAAACCCAAGCTTCATTGCCAGCCAGATGGGCCATGCAAGTGCCCAGATGGTATTCAATGTATACGGAGCATGGATGACTGACAGTAATGCAGAACAGATCGCAATGCTGAATCAGAAGCTGGCAGATTATGTCCCAATGATGTCCCATGGTCACCAAAGTGACACAAGAGACTTATTAAAATCAGTAGGTTAG